GCTGCCGCCGAGCACGCGCAGCTGCTGGCCCTGTTTGCAGCAAATGAGACTCCTGTGCCCCCCGCTCCGGCTACGCCGACCGCTTGGGGGACCCCGGGAAACGTCCGGCAGCTGCGGACTGGCGAGACGCCGCAGCAGCGCTTCCGGCGTGCCCTCGACCTGGCGGCACGGCTCGATGCCGGCGAGACGCTCGAGCCGGCCGACCTGATGTGGCTGGGCGGCTACCGCGAAGGCCCGGAATTCAAGGCGATGAGCCTGATGGACAACGATTTCGGAGACGCGATGCGGCTTTGAACACGGCTGCCCTACCGGCCGCTGACGCGCGGCGGGTGGGGGAGGAAGAGGGGCCCTGCGGCTGTGCGGAACCGGCAGGGAAAATGGTGGGGCAGTTCACGAACGGCCCCCAGCAACGAAGAGGACCAGTGACGTGACGGTTGGGGAAGTGACGAGCGGCCACTCGGTGGCGCCGCTCAAGAATGTGTCGGCGTTGATGACGCTGGTGATGACGCTGCAGGCGCGGCCGGCGGGGCTGCCGGGGCTCGGCGTCGGGTCGGGCCCATCGGGCTTCGGCAAGTCGGTGGCGGCGCAGTATGCGCAGAACAAGCTCGACTGCACCTATATCGAGGCCCGCTCGTACTGGAGCGGCAAGGCCTTCTGCGAGAACCTGGTGATCGAGCTCGGCGGGCGGCCGCGGGGCACGATCAGCCGGATGATGGAAGACATTATCGGGCTGATGGGCGACCGGCCGGACCGGCCGCTGCTGATCGACGAGGCCGACAAGCTGGTCGACAAAAAGCAGATCGAGCTGGTCCGCGACATCTACGAAACCACCCAGGCGCCGATCGTGCTGATCGGCGAGGAAGAGCTGCCGACCAAGCTCGCCGGCTTCGAGCGGGTGCATAACCGGGTGCTCGACTGGGTGCTGTTCCAGCCCTGCGATACCGAGGACACCAAGCACCTGGCGCGGGCGGTGCTGCGCGACCAGGTGACGGTGGCCGACGACCTGATCGAGGCCATCCGGCTGCGCACCGGCGGACGGGCCCGGCGCATCGTGACGACGCTCTACCAGGTCAAGACCTTCGCCACCAATGCCGGCCACAGCCGCATCGACCTCAGCCAGTACAAGGGCCCGATCTTTTCGGGCGAGACGCCGCGGCGCGCCGGAAAGGCGGGCTGATGAGCACCATCGTTCACCTTGCTCCGGCGGCACGGCTGCCGTGGAGCCTCGACGCCGAGCCGAAGACGGCCGATGGCCTGAAGCAGGCCCATATGTGGAACATCCTGCGCGGCCCCCAGGCCCGTGGCTCGATCGATGCCGCGCACCTGGCGCTGCTCGCCTCGACGGACTCGCTGCCGATCGATGAGCGGGAGGCCAGCGTGTACCTGGCGGCGCTGCTCGACCGCTCGGTGGTCAAGCCGAACGCATCGCAGACCAGCTTCTGGCTGGCGCACGCCTATCGCCGCGAAGTGGTGGGGCCGCGGCTGCTGCAGGTGCAGTTCCTGTTCGTGCCCGGTCGCCGCCTCGGCGGTGGGAACATCGAAGCCACCGAGGCGCCGCTATGAAGCGCGGCCCCGAAACCGATACCGGCCGGGCCCGCAACGGCGACGGTCGGAGCTTTGCCCAGAAGGCCCTGGACGGGCACGCCGGTCTGCCGGCCGATTGGGTGATCGCGCTGGCACAGCTGGCCGACAAGGCTGGGCTGAAGGCGGCAGGCGCGGCCATCGGCTACTCGGCCGCGGCGGTGAGCCAAGCCATTGCCGGCAAGTATCCGGGCGATATCGGCAAGGTGGCCGAAAAAGCCCGGGGCGCACTGCTCGGCGAGACGGTGGTTTGCCCGCCCTACGGCCTCGACGACGTCATCGACCGCAAGAAGTGCCTCGACTGGCAGGACAAGCCCAAGGCGGCGACGAGCGCCTTTCGGGTGCGGATGTACCGCGCCTGCCGGCAGTGCCCGAATTTTCGCAATCAGGACATGAAGGAGGACGGCCATGGCGGCTGACCTGGACAGCCCCGCGATCACGGGGACGACGGTGATCGAGCACAAGATGCGGCAGATCGGCCTGCTGGTCCACAAGATGCGGGTGGTGCTGCACGGCCGGCGCAACAAGCTGCTGGACGTCGAGACCGCCGAGGCGCTCGACACCGGGCTCGATGCGGTGCGGATCGAGCTGGCGGCCATTCGCCACGATACCTGCGAGCAGCTGCGGCTGGGTGCGCAGGCGCTCGAGGCGGCGCATGGCGTGCTGAAGGCGCTCGGCGCCGAAGGCCGGGTGAAGCCGCGCGAGCCGCAGCCGGCGACTTTCGAGGGCGTGTACGTGCCCGAGCCGGAGAGGCGCGACTACCTCAAGGACATGGTCAAGCCGAGCAACGTGGTGATCCTCGCCAATGTGCGGCGGTCGCGGCCGGAAGGCGGTGCGCTATGAGCCAGGTGATGGTCGCGGCGATCGCCGAACCGGTCGAGGGCGAGGTTTCGCTTGCCTATGAGGTCGAGGTGCGGGCGATCGGGCCCGTCGCGCTGCTCAGCGACGATGGCCGGACGGTGCTGCAGGAGCTGATGGACCGGGCCAAGTCGGCGGCGCTCGACGTGCTCGATGGCGCGGCGCCGGTGACCCCGCTGCCGGCGTCGCTGGCGGCCGGCATCGCCAACACAATTCGGTGCTGGGACGCCTGGCTGAAGGCCGAACGGCTCTGGCACGGGCGCCTGCCGGGGCAGCGCGGCAATGACGAGCTGCCGGACCCGACCGCGGCGCACAACCGCTTCGACGAGGCGTTCATCGCCCTCAAAACCCGCTTTGAACAGGAGTTTCCGCATCATGGCTAAGGCCAAGATTTTTGGCGCCAACCTGCCGGTGCCGCAGAACCGCGACGAGGCGGCCGCGACGGTGCGGGCGATCGGCGACCTCAACCGCCAGGTCACCCGGATCGAGACCGACATGAACGACGCGCTCGCCGAGATCAAGGAGCAGGCCGAGCTGGCCGCGGCGCCGCACCGGCTCGCGCTCGAGCAGAAAACCGAGGGGCTCAAGATGTGGGCCGAGGCGAACCGCCAGGTGCTCACCGGCGGCGACAAGACCAAGACGGTCGACCTCGGCACCGGGGTGCTGAAGTGGCGGTTGCGGCCGCCCTCGGTGCGCCTCAGCAAGGTCGAGGACGTGATCGAGCGGCTGAAGAAGCTGAAGCTGGTGCGGTTCCTGCGCACCAAGGAGGAGGTCGACAAGGAGGCGATGCAGCGCGAGCCCGACGTGGCCCGCACCGTTGCCGGCGTGTTGGTGGGCTCGGCCGGCGAAGACTTCATCGTCGAGCCGTATGAGGCGGAAATCTCCGCCGACGCCAAGGCATAGGGGGCGGGGATGGCAACTCAACGCCTTGAATTCGAAGACAAGGGGCAGGATTTCCTGTGGTGGGACGTAGATGGCGAGACGGGTCTCGTGATCGGAGCCGGGCCGTTCCAAGCATGGCTGTGGGCCGATGGATCGCACGTCGTCGATCTCGACAGCCTCGTTGTCGGCAACCTGCCGGAACTTAAGAACGGCGACGTGCTCCGCTACCGGATCACGAGCATTGAAGAGGCCGACAAGGCTCGCCCGCGGAGGACGTTCTCATGAGCGGCGCCCGCACGACGACTCTCACCGAGATCAACGTCGGCTATTCGGCGCACGGCCAGAAGGCCGTGCTGCTGGGCGGCGAGGATAGCGCCGGCAACTGGAGCTGGGCGCTGAAGCTCGAGGCGCGGACCTTCAGGGACCAGCCCATCATCATCGAAGGCCTGACCGCCAAGAACATCGAGCAGATGGCCCTGGCGGTGGAAAGGGATGGGCGATGAGCGCCTGGCGTCAAGCATGCGAGCAGCTCGTCGCTCGCATCCACGCCACCCTGCCGGTGGACGCGGATCTCAAGGCGCGCCGGAAAGCGCTCAGGGGACAGGGCTGGCCGGCACATCAGGGCACCGCCTGGGGCCGCAAGATGTGGGGGCGCGTGGTGCGAGAATATCTCGCGGGCCACGGCCTGAAGGAGGCTGTCCGTACTGGTGAGCTGCCGCTGACGAGGCTGGACCAGATCAACGCCGAGCTGCGGGCCAAGCGGGCGGAGGCACGCCCATGAGCGCGCACCCGTTCGGCCGGCAGCCCGGCCAGTCCAAAGGCGTGGAGCCGGTGCCCGGCTGGGTGCGGCTCGCAGGCCTCTGCGCGGTCGTGACGATCCTCGCGATCGGCGCGGTCGTTGCCGGCATCGACATCGGGCAACTGGGGAGGGTCGGATGAACCTGTTCTCGACCTTGCAGGATCCTGCCGCGACCAAGATGCGGCAGGCGGTTCGGCTGTTCGCCGAGGCGCTGCTGGAACTGGCGGCCGAGCCGGGGGCGGCGAGCGTTGACGCCGTCGAGGCTGTGGCCGCCCCCTCCACCAGCTTCGCTGGTCCCCCTCCCCCGTCTTCGACGGTGGAGGACCACGAGAGGTCGGCGCCTGTTGATGCGCAGATCAAGCAGCGCGCGGCGCCGATCGTGGCGGCGGCGGTGGCGCGTGGGAAGGAAAGCGCGGCGAAGCTCGACGAGGTGCGGCGGCTGGCCGGCACCATGCCGGTCTCGCAGCTGGTGCAGGTGGTCGGGCTCAGCCAGTCGACCCTCTACAAGATGGCCCAGCAGCATGGCTTCAAGCTTGGCCAGGCCAGCCACGAGCTGAAGATCAACCTGGACGAACTGCGCCGCCTGGCGCCGACGATGGACGGGCCGGCGCTGGCGGAGCACTTCGGCTGCACCACCCCGGCGGTCTACCTGGCCGGCAAGAACCACGGGATCGAGATCAAGCGGGGAGACGCCCGCCGGCAATGGCCGGACGAGCGGATCGAGATGCTGCGGGCCAAGGCCGGCAAGGTCGAGGTGCCGCAGCTGTGCATCGAGCTCGGGGTGTCGACAGCCAGCCTCTACAGCAAGGCCAGCGAACTGGGGCTGTCGCTGGTGGTGGAAGAATGGCCGGCCGAGCGACTGGCGGAGCTTCGGCGGCTCGCCGGCACGATGGACACGGCCGAACTGGCGCAGGCCCTGCAGGTGAGCGTCGCGGCGCTCGCCAAGCAGGCGTCGCGGTCGGGCATTTCGCTCAAGATGACGGCGAAGCGCGATCGCGTGCCGGCGCCGTGGGAGGCCGAGCTCGGCAGTTTCGCCGGCGTCGAGACGCTGGTGCAGCTCGAAGCGCGGTTCGGCGTGGCGCGATCGGCGCTTTATGCCTCGGCCAAGCGGCAGGGGCTTTCGCTGTCGACGCGCGGCCGGACTGCGCCGGCGGCCACGACGGCCGAGACGCCGAGGCAGGTCACGGAAGTGTCGGCCGCGGTCGATGAGGTGCCGTCGACGTTCTCGAATGGCGCCTGGATCGAGCGCGACGACGTGCAACCGCTGACCCACTTCCAGCTTCCGGGCGAGCTGGTGCCTGACACCCTCCGGATCAACGGTCTGGCCGTGGCGGTGGATGAGGCGGGCCCAGACCAGTCTCCGGCGCTCGAGGGCATCAGCTACAGCATCACCACGCCCGACCGATCGCCGCCGTCGCCCGAGCTGATCGAGGCGCTGTAGCCGGTGGTGGAGGCAGCCGTTGCGGCGATGCGGGCCGATGCGGCGCCCGTGGTGGACGTGGCGGCCGACCCCTCATCCGCCTTTCAGGCACCTTCTCCCACAAGGGGAGAAGGCGATGGGGCCGAGGCTGGCTCTGTATTGGAGGAGTTCCGGGCAAACCTCGCGGCCGCCCGTGCGGCCTTCGAGGAGGCAGCGATCGCTGACGCCTCGGACGGGGAAGACGAGACTTTCATCGTACCGAACGGCGAGGCGCTCGGCGCCGAGGCTGCCACGGCGCTCGAGGTGTTCCAGGACGCGCTGGCCGACGCCAGAAAAGCTGAGCGGCTGCCGGCGCCGGTGGGGCGGCGACCGGCCGTGCCGGCAGTGCGGCCGCGCAAGCTGGTGCAGGGGGCGCAGAAGGAAGGGGTTTCGGCCAGCAAGTGGGTGCGGCTGCAGCATACGGACGGCAAGCGCTGGCTGCGGATGGACGGGCTCGATTGGACCGAAAAGAAGGAGGCCAGCTACCTGGTGCTGCGCACCAAGCTGCCGGCGATCCTGAAGACATTCAAGCTGGCGCTGGAGTGCAAGGTGATCGCCGAGCCGGCCTGGACGGCCAAGGACATTTCGTATGCGGGAGCGATGCGATGACCAGGTCACACCCCATCATGGGGTATCCGAGCAAATCCGCCGCCGCCTGGGCGCTGAAGCAGGATGGCTACAAGCACGCCGAAATCGCCGAGCAGATCGGGGTCAAGGAATGCTCGGTGGGCAACCTGATCCGGGTGGGTCGCGTGTCGGCCAACGACGAGGGCGGCACGATCTACACCGACAGGCTGAACGCGCGGCAGCGTGAGCGTCTGCGGGTCGAGGCAAAGCGCCGCGGGTTGAGCACGCGGCGGCTGGTGGCGTGCCTGCTGGCAGCCGTCGCCGATGACGGGCTGTTCGCCGCGGTGCTCGACACGGGTGGCGAGCAATGAGCGCGACGGCGGAGTTTCGGGTGCTGGGCGTCGATGACGGGCTGCTCGGCGCGGCGTTTCACGTCGTCGATGAGCTGCGCGGCGCCGGCACCGCCGAGGAGCGGGCGCGGATCGTCTTGCGGCTGCCCGACGAGCTGGTGCTGCAGATGGCGGTGCCGCTGCTGGACGCCTGCCGGCAGACGCAGTTCGGCCTCGGCGTGGCTTACCTCACGGTTCGCATCGCCGCCCTCTGCACCGTTCGGGACGCCAGCGGCAACCTGCCGGCTGTCGATGCCGCGCATATCGACCGGTATCGCGGGCTGCTGTGCGGGCTCGGCGGGGTGGCGCCATGAGCACGATCAAGGCGATCTACGGCTACCGCAAGGAGCTGGGGCTCGACGACGACACGGCGCGGGACTTCTACGAGCGCGAGGTCGGCAAGCGGTCGCTCAAGGACATGAGCGTCGGCGAGCAGGTCACGGTGATGCAGGCGCTGCAGGCGCAGGTGCGGGGGCGTGGCGCAACGGCTGAGAAGCGGCTTGACGGGCCGTTCGGGCCCAAGCTGCAGGCGCTGTGGATCTCGGGCTGGAACCTCGGGCTAATGCGCATGCGCGGCGACGAGGCGATGCTGGCCTGGCTGGAGGGGCAGACGGGCATCCCGCACACGCGCTTCCTGCGCAACCCGGATGACGGGCGCAAGGCGATCGAGGGGCTGAAGGCCTGGCTCGAGCGCGCCGGCGGAGTTGTCTGGACCGATCACCAGGAGCCGGAAGATGCCGTGCTCGCCGCGCAGGGGCGGCTGCTGGCGTTGGACAAGCGCGATGCGCTGAACGACCCGCTGGCCGAAGGCTGGGCGGCCTGGCGGCTGGGTGAGCCCGTCGATCGGCGCCTGCTGATGGGCGCTCTGGGGCAGCGGATTCGGGGGCAGAAGTGACTGATCGGGCGGGCGATGCCGATCGAAAGGCTTTGCTGATCGAACGGGACATGCTGGCCGCACTGGTGGCGGCTGCGCCGCGTGGGCGGCCGGAGATCGTCGATCGGCTGCGCCTGGTCACCACCGAGCTGCTGAAGCTCGAGCTCGGTAATGAAAGCCGGAAAGCCAGAAAGCCAGATCGACGCTTCCTGCCCGTCCCTGACGGTACCGACGCAAATGACCGGACCAGGTGGTGGGATCGATGAGGCCGCGGGATGTCTTGCTGGACGTGAGCGACCATGCGGTGCTGCGCTACCTCGAGCGGCAGCATGGGCTCGATGTCGAGGCGGTGCGCCGGCATGTGGCCGGGCTGGCAGTGAATGGTGCGGTACTGGGCGCGGTCGGCGTCGCGGCCGAGGACGTGCGCCTGGTGCTGGCCCAGCAACCGCTGGTGACCGGCCGCCGCCCATACGTCGTTGTCGTCACGGCATTGAAGCGCGGCTGGCAGACGCAGAGCGAGCAATGAGCCAGGGGCTGCCACTGGTGCTCGAGGAGATTGCCGACGTCGCCGGCGTCGAGGCGATGTGGGCGCTGGTGCGGGCCAAGGGTGGCACGGTGGTGTTCATTCCGCCCAAGGCGCAGCACCGGCACTGGCTGACCGAAATCGTCGGCTATGAGGCGGCGCAGAAGATCTGCGGGCATTTCCGCTCGAACCACCAGAGCAAGGTGAAAATCCCGATCGCGCGGGCCGAGCTGATGGAAGCGCGCTGGGCCGAGGTGCTGGCGCGGCCCGAACTCAGCATCAACGACACCGCGCTGATCATGCAGGTCGACGTTTCGACCGTGTCGCGGCGCCGGGCCCGGCAGCACAAGCCGAAAAAGCCGACCAGCCAGGGCGAGCTGTTCTAGCGGCGCGGGGTCTGGCGCGCGCGGGTCTCTGGCCTGCGGGTCTCGCGCATGCGGGAGGTTATCGGGTTTCGGGGAGCGGGCACATTGCACCTCACGCGAGCGATTTGCGCAAGGGGCTCTGTTTAACCCCCCACGCACTGGCTCCGCCAACCGCTAAGGGGCCCCGCATGAACGCCGTCGATACCTTCCGGAGCAAAAGCTCCGGCATCGTCGCCCGGCTGCTGGGCGACTTTCCGATCCAGCATGATGTTGCCTTCGCGATCGTCGGCAACGGGCCCGGCCATGAGAGCAACGGCACGACGGCGCTGCAGGAAATCAAGCCGACCGTGAAGGGCTCGCGCGGCGGCTGGGGCTGGTTCCAGTGGACCGGGCCGCGCCGCAAGGCGTTCGAGGCCTATTGCGCCCGCAACATGCTCGATCCGGCGTCCGACGAGGCGAACTACGCCTGGCTGTTCATCGAGCTGAAGGGCAGCGAAGCGAAAGCCCTGCCGCGCACCGCCGCTGCCTCGAGCCTCGACGACATGGTCGAGGCGTTCGAGCTGAGTTATCTGCGGGCCGGCGTGAAGCACTACGAGAGCCGCAAGATCTGGGCGCGCATCGCCCGCGACGAGTGGGAGCGGTCCGGCCGGGAGCCGGCGCCGATGCCGGCGACGCGCAAGAAGGCGATCCTGGTCGATGAGGCCGGGGCGATCGAAGCGCGGGCCAGCAAAGACCTTGCCAATGGGGCGCGCAGCGGCGGCGGCGGCCTTGTCGCCGGCGGCAGTGGAGTGGTGGCGCACGATGCGTTCCCGTGGTCCGACCTGCTGCTGTTCGGCCTCGCCGCCGTGATGGTCGGCGCTGCGCTGTGGCTGATCCTGCGGGCGCGAAACGGCGCGCGGACGTCGGCCGCCCTGCATTTCGAAGCCAACAAGCTGGTGGGGGCGTGATGGCCACGGCAGACGACGTCCTGATGGCGATCCGGGTAGTCGACGGTCCGTGGGGCGGCGCGCGGCCGGAGCAGACGCTCGCCGAGCTGCGCGCCGACAGCCTCGATCGCGTCGAGCTGGCGATGGCGCTCGAGGGGCAGTTCGACATCGAGATCGACGACGCCACGGTGGAAAGCTGGGGCACGGCGGAGACGACGATCGGCGGCATCGTCGAGCTGGTGCTCGGGAAGGTCGGTACCTGATGGGCGGGCTCGAAGGCATCCTGCTGGGCCTTGGCGGCAAGACGCTGGCCAAGATCATCGGCAAGCGCTTCGGCGCCGACATGGGCGAGCTGGCCTCCGGCGCGATCGAGGCGCTGGCCTCGGCTTTCGGGGTCGATCCGGAGCCGGCAGCGATCGAGAAGCGCATCACCGAGGTGCAGGCGCAAGACCCCAAGGGGGCGGCCGGGGCGGTCGCCTATGCGGAGTTGCAGGTGGCGCCCAGGCTGCTCGACTATGCCGAGGTGCTGAAGCAGGCAAACATCAGCCAGCAGGCGGCGCTCGATCTGCAGAAGGCCGAAATGGCCGAGCCGTGGTGGGCCTGGGCGTGGCGGCCCGGTGGCATGTGGATGATCGGGTTCCTGTGGGTGTGGAGCATCGTGATCTGCCACGTGCTCAACGCCATCTTCAGGATCGCCCTGCCGGCGCCGGACCTGACCATCCTCGTGACCCTCAGCGGCCTCTATATGGGCCTCTACATGGGCGGCCACACGCTCAAGGATTTCTTCGAGAAGAAGTGGGGCGGGAAGGCCTGATGTTCTCGCTGGAGTTCATATTGCTGTGCTGCGTGGTCGGCTTCGCCCTCGGCTATTTCGGAGTGATGGTGCGTAACGGGCCGCTGCTGACCGTCATCCTGGTGCTGGGCTTCGGCGCCGCCATTGCCGTTGCCCTGCAGCTGGGGTGGATCGGCTGATGGATATCGACGCGCTCCGCAACTTCGCCGCGCTCGTCTCCACGGTGATCGCCATCGCGACGGCGCTCTACGCCTGGCTGACCAGCCGGTCGAAGATCAACTCCGCCGAGATCGAGACGCTGCGCGCCCTGGTGGCGCAGCACGACACCGAGATCCAGCTGCTCAAGAACGCCCTGGCGCAGATGCCATCCAAGGACACGGTGCACGCGCTCGACCTGAAGGTCACCGAGCTGACCGGGTCGATCAACGTGGTGGCCGAAAGCCTGCAGGCGGTAGAGCGCACCGCCCACCGCATCGAAAACTTCCTTCTCGACCAGGCCAAGCACTGATGAGCTATCTCGACCACGTTGTCGCCGACGCCCGGCTGGTGATCCTGCGGGCCCTTTCGAAGCAGGTCGACGGCCGGCTCAACGAAGTGCTGATCACCGCCGAACTCGACGCCTTCGCGCACAAGCGCAGCCGCGAGTGGGTCCGGACCCAGCTCAACAAGCTCGAGGAGCTCGGCGCGGTGGTGAATGTCACCCAGGGCACGGTGATGGTGGCCAGCATCACCCGGCTGGGCCTCGCCCATGTCGAGCGCCGCGAAGTGATCGACGGCGTGGCGCGGCCGAGCCCGGAGTTCTGACATGGCCGAGGGGCGCGGCCGGCTCAGTTCCATCCAGCAGCTGCCGCCCGAGTGCGACGGCATCGTCGCGTGGGCCAACGAGGAGCTGCGCCAGAACACCCGCACCCAGCTCGACATCTACCAGGAGTTCTTTACCAAGCTGCAGGCGCTGCAGGCCGAACATCATGGCGAGCTCGAGTTCGTCATCCCGAGCAAGTCGGCGTTCAACCGCTTTTCGATCAAGCTCGCCACGCTGACCCGCCGCATGGACCAGACGCGCGAGATCTCGAACGCCCTGGCGGTGAGTTTTGACGCGCAGTCGAGCGACAACCTGACCATCCTGGCGGCCGAGGCGATCAAGACGCTGGTGTTCGAGCTGGTGACCGCCGGCGGCGAGGCCGGGTTTGCGCCTAAGGAGGCCAAGGGGCTGGCCGACGCGCTGCGCTCGGCCGCCCAGGCGCAGAACATCAGCTCGGCCCGCCGGCAGAAGGTCGAGAAGGAATTCGCCGGGAAGGTGGGCGAGGCCGTCGACAAGGTGGCCAAGGCCAAGGGGCTCAGCGCCGACTTCATCGAGCAGATCAAGGCGGAAATCCTCGGCGTCGATGTCGAGGCCCAGACGCCTTCGGGACGGGCAGAATGAGCCGGTGCGAATGCTGCCGGGGGCCGATCCCGGAACCGGTGATCCCGACGGTCGCGGGCGAGTTCCTGCCGGGCTGGGGCCTGTGCCGGCGTTGCTGGCGCCTGGTCGGCAGGCAGGTGCGGCGGGAAGTCATCCAGGCCCGGCTTGCCTTCAAGCTGCAGCCGCATCTGGAGCAGTCGGTGACGCTGTACTGGCTGTGGCAGCTCGCCGTCACCGAGGTGGAGTTCGGCCTCGGCCGGAGGGCCGTGGCGTGACCTGCACCTACTGCGGATCGAGTGAGCATCCGGCCAGCCATTGCCCGCGCACCTACGGGGGTTCGGTGGCGCGCGCGGTGCTGCGCTGCAGCTATTGCGGCGCCACCGACCATAACTACGCGGGCTGCAGCAAGCACGCCGGCGGCGGGAAGCTACCGGGCGCCGTGCGGCTTTCGCCATCCGGGCCGCTGCCCGGCCATATGGCACTAGCGCTGGCCTGCATGCTGCGGGGCCGCCGATGAGTTCGCAGTTCACCAAGGAGCAATGGGCGGAGATCCGGCGCGCCTCGACGGCGTCGATCGCCGGCGTCGGCCAGGTCGATGCGGTCAGCCTGCCCAAGGTGCTGCTGCGCTACCAGTCGCGCGTGCTGGCGCTGCTCGAGTCGGCCGGCACCAACGTGCTGGTGGTCGAGAAGAGCCGCCGTATCGGGCTCACCTGGGCACTCGCCGCCTATGCGGTGCTGAAGGCCGGCCGGCAGAAGAGCGCCGGCGGCATGGACTTCATGTACATTTCCTATTCCCAGGAGATGACCCGCGAATTCATCGACGCCTGCGCCATGTGGGCCCGGGCCTTCGCCATCGCCGCGCTCGAGGTCGAGGAGACGCTGTTCGACGATTCGGGCGACGGCACCGGCTCCATCAAGGCCTTCCGGATCGGCTGCGCCTCGGGCTTCGAGGTGATGGCGCTCTCGTCGGCACCGCGCTCCTTGCGCGGCAAGCAGGGCGTGGTCGCGATCGATGAGGGAGCGTTCGTCGATAACCTCGCCGAGCTGCTGAAGGCGGCGCTGGCCTTCCTGATGTGGGGCGGCCAGGTCATCGTCTGCTCGACCCACAACGGCACCGAGAACGACTTCAACGTGCTGGTCCAGGACGTGCTGGGCGGGCGCAAGCCCTACACGCACGTCAAGATCGACCTCGACGATGCGTTGCAAGACGGACTGTACCAGCGCATCTGCCTCGTCCGCGGCAAACCTTGGTCGGTCGAGGCCGAGGCCGAGTGGCGCGAGGAGCTGATCGCCTTTTATGGCGACGGCGCCGACGAGGAGCTGTTCTGTATCCCGAGCCAGGGCACCGGCGCCTGGCTCAACCGGCCGCTGATCGAAGCGCGGATGACGCTCACCCAGGCCGAGGCGCCGATCCTCCGCCTCGAGCTGCCGAACGACTATCTGCACTTGCCCAAGGACGCCAGAGCCGAGCTGCTCCGGCCGTTCATGCATGACCTTCAAGCGGCCTTGAAGCGGCTCGATCCGACGCTTCAACACGCCTTCGGCTTCGACTTCGGCCGGGTCGCCGACCTGACCGTGGGCCACCTGGTGGCGATCGAGCAGGGCCTGCGTCGCCGATCGGCGCTGACGATCGAGCTGCGCAACGTGCCGGGCGACGAACAGAAGGCGATCGTCAAGGAGATCCTGCAGGCGGCGCCGCGCCTCGTCGGTGCGGCGTTCGACGCCACCGGCATGGGCTGGACCGTGGCCGAGGACATGGGCCGCGTGTTCGGGCTCTGGGATGCGACCCTCAACGCCACCGGCCTGATCCGGGCGATCAAGTTCAGCCGCGACTGGTACCGGTTCGAGATGCCGCCGCTGAAGGTGAAGTTCGAGGACGACGCGATCGCGCTCTGCAAGGACGCCGACCACGTCTCCGACCTCAACGCCGTGAAGGTAGTGGGCGGCATCCCGATGGTGTCAGAGATCCGCATCAACGAAAAGGCCGATGGCGGCAAGAAGGGCAAGAAGCGGCACGGCGACTTCGCGATCGCGCTGGCGTTGTCCGACTATGCCAGCCGGCAGGCCTGGGCGGAATACGGCTACGTGCCGGTACCGGACGCCCGGCAGGAGGTACGCGTGCCCACCGGCCGCGCCCAGGACACGCCCGAGGACTTCGTCCCGCAGCCCGAGCAGGGCTGGTGGGAAGGGCCGCTCGGCGCCCGCCTTAGGGGAGGAATCGATGGCTGACAATGTCGTGTCGATGCCGGTGCGGCCGCGCCTCGCAATCGCCAATGCCGGCGATGGGCAGCCGCCCCTCGCCGATCGGCTGGCGGCGCTGCTGAGCGAGATAATCGACGAGCCGCTGGTTACGCTGCCGGGCCACGTAGCGGACGGACCCCAGCCGCTGTCGCTGCGGCTCGGCCACTTCACACCCGACCTCTCCGAGCGCGCCGCGGCGCTCCTCGAGGAGGCGGGCTGGTAAGCCCCGAAAGGAACACCGATGCCCTATGATGCAGCCAAAGACCCCTATGCCACCAGCCGCGCGATGCCGATGGGCTTCTCGAAGAAGGGCCGCGTGGTGACGCCCAGCGACGGCACCGATATCGAGCCCTATCCGCGCGGCATCCAGGTGGTGGCCGCCGGCAACCTCGTCTACATCCCGGCCGGGAACGCCGACGCCGATGCGATCACCGTGACCGGCGCGCCGGTGGGCTATACGCCGCCGCACCAGGTCCGGCGCGTCAAGGCCGCGGGCACGACGGCGACCGTCGTGACGGTGGACGATTGAACCGGCCCGGACTCGCCCTGGCGCTGGGACTGGGTGTCGCCACACCTGAGGGCGTGGGGGAGGCATGGCCACCCGTTTCAAGCGACGGCGTTGTCGCGCTGATCGCCATCGATCTCGATAATAATCGCCTGTGGTGGGGTGGGCAGTCCCGCCAGTTCTCCGATCTGACAGTCGTCGCGGGCGCACCGGTCAACAGCAACGGCTATCAGCCCGCCTCCGGGGATCGGCTGGCCTTGCCTGCCGCAGCGTTTGCGCAGATCGACCTTTTCGCCGGCACTATCGAAGCAGAGTATGACCAGGTCAGCGCCGCCACCTCCGGGCAGGTGCTGCTATCGCTGGCAGGTGGATTTGGCGGCACCCGAAGCCGCTTTGAGCTATACACGGACGGTAATCAGCCCAAGCTCTACTGCCAGTACCACAACGGAACGTCGCTGATTACGGTTGGCGACATTGTTCCCGCCAGCAGCTACCCCTATTCGCTAACGCGCCGCCGTCGTGCGGTTCTGCGCTATTCGAGTGGTGCGCCGCTGAAGATCGCCAGTGGCACGGCTTTAACCTCCAGCGGCAACAACTTCGGCGTCTCTCCGAATGGCGGTGACCGCTGGTCGGCAAATGGCCTTATGTACCGGCAGTGGGACAACACACAGTATTTCGTCAGCGCTAGCCTCAAGCGACTGATCTTCTGGCCGCAGGCGGTGTCGGATGCTGCAGCGCTTCAGCGCGCGCTGCGGACGACGAAAACCAACCTCTTCATGCTGGCCGACAGCTTCGGAAATGTCGTCTCGAGCGCGCCCCGGCTCCAAGACGCGATTGCCGCTGCTCTGACGCCTGAATATCGGGACATGAAGCAGGACGGTGTGGCTGGTCGCAACATGACCGGGCACGCTGCACAATTTTCGACGCTGCCGCAGTTCTGGGGCCATACCCTTGTCCTCCTAGATGGGTCAGGGCCGGATGAGGACATGGCTACGGTCTACCTGCCGAAGATCGCGGAAATAGCGGGTAGGCTCAATCCCGGAGTCGATTGGGTCTACATCCAGGGCGGGATCAACCGCCTATCTACCCCCTCCGAAGTGGCCGCCACCTTAGCGCTGTATGAGCAGGTCCGCGCCGCCTTCCCCAACAACTACGGAGACACCTACGATCACATGCGCAACAACGGCACGGGCACGACGACTGGTGTGAACGGTGGCGAAGTGTGGCGTGCTGACAACTACGGCGATGACCTGCACCCGAGCGCTATGGGCGACACGAACTTCGGTGCTCGCATTGCCCAGATTGTCACTGCAAGGGGCAGGTGACTCCTCCACGCACTCGGAGCGACCACTGGCTAACTATAGCTGGCGAAGATAGCTTGTGCCCCTGATGAAGCCAACAAACGACGATCTCGATGCACGATCGCTGCTGCGCATGGTCGCGGAGGATGTCGACGGCCTTTTGAAGGCCTCATCGAGTGACGCCCGCATTCGTGTGCTCGAAGAGCGCGGCTTTCTCGAAAGAACTGTGACTGCCCGCGCCCGTGCGACAAGTTTCACTTTGTATCGGATAACCGATAAAGGTCGAGAGGAGGCGTCCAGTAAGGAGGGGGGCTAAACGTGACCAATGATTTGCCGGAAGCATACAGAGGAGCTGTCCAGGCTGCGTTGCTATCAATCGATCCTAATGCACTTTTCGTCGATGAGGAGTGGGGCGAGCCGATCATTGGGATCGCTAGCATGGCATTCATAACAGCGCGAATGGTCATCGACCTTCAGTCCCAGATCCGTGGAGTTCCCGAGAAAATCTACGTCTGTGTAGTAGCATCGAGAGCCCTACAGGCGTGCGCGATGCAGCTTGGCGATGGCGAGTACTGCATCGCGATCTGGGCTGGTTCGCTTATTTCTCCCCAAGTAGCGATGTCCCGTCTACTCCGCGGCAACGCGCTAGCCAAAGCGTTTAATCTTCCGATTGTAGAGGTGGCCGCGCAACCGGAGCAACTTGGTGACACTTACGCGGCTTATCAGACGCTGACGATGGGGCGCGATCTCGATCTTTACGAGAACGACAAAGCGCGGGCGGATGCTTTGGGGCGAGTGTCCACCATGAGCTTCGAGTGGCTCGTCTTGCATGAGTACGGGCACATCCTCAATGGCCACCTGGCTGTCGGCCTAAACGTCAGTGGTATCCGCATGATCGTCGAGGTTCTGCCCGACCGGGATGAGGATGAGCTGAAGACCTCGCATACTCTGGAGTACGATGCGGATCAATTTGCTACTCTTCAAAGCCTTCAGCTTTGGCTCAAGCGCGGCGGCGACGGTCTGGCGCCGATTGATGACCCGGTCGGTGTCGACCAACGGATCGCGGTAAGCATGGCTGGCATATATCTGATGACCCGTGCTTTCGACGATCGGACCTACGGGGACACCGATTTGTTCCGCAACGACCACCCACCCGGATCGGTCAGGGCGCAGTTTGCGGGTGGACTGCTTGCGACACTCTGGGAAAGCAACCCTGCTAAGTCGCGAGTAGTTGGGGTCGCCACCGACGTACTACTCGGCCTTGAAATTGCGGTAGCCGAGGCGACTGGAATAAAACCGAATGCGGCGAACATCCTAATGGCCCTCAAGTGGGTCGATAGCGGATACATGGACACTTTGTGGCGCCGCTGGGCCAGACTTCGGCCCTTACTGCAGAAGTCGAAACTTGGAACACACAATCTCGCAGCGGCACAGCGGGATCCGGATTAAGTCGCCCCCACTCCATAAGCTCGTTTGTGGGGGGGCCTCAGCGCTCGGCGACCACGTGCGCCTGGTGACGTCGGCCGAGTTCGTCGGCCGCGATCGACTGCAGGTCGCCCGTCCGATCGATCGGCACGTCGTCGAGGGTGAAGCGGCTCTTCCACCGGCCACACGAGCAGCTGGCCGTCCAGGTCTCGCGATCAGGGTGGGCGAGCTCGAGCTCGTGGTTCATCCGCACTACCATTTGAATAAAACCTCGTCCTAAGACGGGCTTTTTTCGACCGCGCTCCTGAAGCTACGATCAGGCAGGCTGAGGCGAGTGTTGTAGCACCCACCCCAGCCCTAACCACAACCGGCTTTTGGGAGCACGGCCATGGGTGACCTCGTCACACCATTTTTCACGCCTGCGCGCAACAGGCGCACCTTTCGCGACGCCGCTATCAGCTATGCCCAGCACGGCGGCGAGGACAAATACCTCGGCAGAATTGTCGACCACCTGGGCACCTGGTGGCTCGACGAGATCGCGCCCTTCGACCTCCGCGAGATGGCGATCGCGCTCTACGACCGCCAGTCCAACTCCACCCGCAACCGGTGTGCGCTCGCTCCTGCGCGGGCCGTGATGAGCCACGCCTACGACCGGGGCTGGGCGCCCCTGATGCGGATCCGCGCCTTCAAGGTCGACAAGCCCAGGCGGAAGGTCCCCGCCTCGCCGGTGTGGATGTTCGCCTTCCTCAGGCAGTGCCAGATCGACAACCTGCCGCACCTGGCGGCGATGGCGCTCTTCATGCACCAGACCGGCGCGCGGGTCAGCGAGGCCATCCGCCTCGACTGGCCCGAGGTCGACCTTGCGAAGCGCGAGGTGCTGCTGCTGCGGACGAAGACCGGCACCTTCTCCAAACGCGGCCTGACCGATGAGCTGGTAGCCCGCATGTCGGCGCTACCACGCAAGCCGGATCGACCGGTGTTCAACTACCGCTGCCGCTTCTCGGTGCTCGAGCGGATTCGGAAGGTCTGCGAGCGGGCCGAGATATCCTACAAGAGCGCTCATTTGCTCGGCCGGCACTCGTTCGCCACCAACGCGATCGCCGGCGGCATGTCGATCCCCGACGCCATGGAAGCGGGGGGCTGGAAGTCGGTGGAGATCTTCTGCGGCATCTATGTCCACTCGGTCGATGCAGTGCGGACGGTGGCCGATCATTTCAGCAAAGTACGGTACGATGCGCAGCTATAGGTCGCCGTACCCGATTAAACGGGTTTTAAAGGGCCGTGACGGCCCAAGGTGGCATCGGTGCGCATATCCGCACCCCAGAGCCACCCTGAGGCCGCTACGGCGAAATTACGGGGGCAGCAATCTTGGCGCGCTGCAGCTGCTGCAACCGCACCCCAGCGATGCCCACATTCCCCTCGAAACCCGGGTCGGGGGGAATGCCGAGGCGGGGGTCGGTGTCGGGCGTCACCGTCCAGTTGCGCCGGCGCATGTCGCGCTCGGTGACCAGCTGGACGTGGCAGCGGCAGTTGAAGCCGTTCGGCGGATAGTGGGTGCGCCAGAACCAGTGATCTTTGGGCAGGATGATGCCCTGCCATTCCTTGTGCTGGGGCCGCACCCGGTGGTCGCCCACGGTGATGTAGCGCCAGTAATAGGTCGTCTGCGGGTTCAGCTCGGCGATGCGCTCGGCCTGTTCCCAGCGGCCGGCCGCATAGGCCTGCATGGTGTGGAGCCGGAACACCAGCCGGCTGCGCGCCTCGATGTCGCCGCGGAACAGCGAGGACTCGGATTCGTTCTCGGCGACGATGCGGGTAAACTCCTCGCGAAACGCCTCGAGCGTCGTGCCCTCCTCGATCGCCTTGAGCACGGCGCGCAGCACCTCGCGATGCATCTGGGAAGTCTGCCGGCTCGCGGCTTCCTCGGCGATGCCGCCGGCCTCAAGCCAGATGGCGCGCCACTCCTCGGACGTGAGGTTGAGTTTTCGCCGCAGGAACTCGATCGCCTCGGAGAACTGGACGGCGATGGCTTGGGGTTCAGTCATCGACCAGGTCCGCCCGGCCGGTGAGTTCGGCGACGGCGATCGCCTGGCGCAGGATCCGCGCCAGCGCCTTGCTGTCGAGGTTCGGCGCCACCGTGAGAAGCCGGGTGCGCAGATCCTCCATGTCGCGGATCGTCGGGTCGGCGACGATGGCGCCGAGCAGCTCGAGCATCGCGTCGATCGACGGGCCGGCCAGCGCGGCGGCGTCGGCCGCGAGCTGCTGCTGGCGCCGATCGGCGGCTTCGGCTTCGGTGAGGCCGGGGTCGGCGCCCTCCGATTGCCGCGCCTCGAAGGCCGGCTGTTGCGTCGGCGCCGGCAGCGCCTTCTCGGGCGCCGGCAGGGCTGCGAGCTGCGGTCCACCGGGTACCGGCTGCGCCAGCTGCTGGCTGGCGCCGAGGTTGATCACGTCGTCGCCGGGCTTCGGCTTCGAAAAGCCGGTCAGGTCGTAGGCCTCCTGCGCCTTGATCGTCAGCCCGAACACTTTTGCGGTTTCGGCCATGGTCTTGGTATCCTGCACCTCGGGCCGGCCGATGCGGATATGCGGCGCCGGACCGGGGCGGCCGTTGAGCATCATCCACACCGCCACCAGGTCGCGGTTGAGCGGCGCCGCCACCTGCTTGGCGTCGGCGCGCTCGATATCCTCCTGCACCTGGCGGTGTTCCTTGCCGGAGCCAAGCCCGCCGGTGAGGGAATCGGTGGTGGCGGTCTGGCCGAGGATGGCCTTGCTCACCTGCTGGTCGATGAAGTCGACGCGGACCTTGTACATGTCGGAGCTGGCGCCCACCGACTTGCTCTCGACGAAATCGATCTGCATCGAGGCCGGGATCATCGCCGCCATGTCGCCGCCGATATTGGCGATGGCGCGGAACAGCGAGGCCTTGTCGGCCGGCGTCGCGCCCTGGCCCCATTTGCCGACCCGGATGGGCTGGCCATAGTTCTGGATGAAGATCGACCAGTCGCGGTTCGAAAACGCCTTGAACATCCACGCCCAGGCGGTGTTGCGGGCAAGGCCGCCGCGCAGGGGAATGCCCGACTTGGCCTTCATCTGGGCATAGATGAACTTGCCGCCGGGCAGCGGCGTGCGCTCGCCGGCCTCGCCGATCAGCTGCGGGGTGGTCAGGTTCTTGCGCTCGAAATCGAACCAGCGCGGGTCGCGCCATTCGAGCCGCTTCGGCTGCCACTGGCCTTCCGAGGTGTCCCAGATGATCTCGGTGAAGCTGTAGCCCTTGTGGATGGCGTCGAGGATATCGAACAGCTCGTCGGTGAGCTCGTCGCGCTTCAGCCAGTCGCGCACCATCTGGGCGCTCGCCTCGGCCGGGGCGCTGTCATCACCGGGCTCGACGGTGATCTCGAGCTGGCTGACTGAGCGCCGGCGGGTGCCGAGCACGCCGACCAGGTGCAGGTCGCGCTCCTCGACCGTTTCGGCCAGCTCGAGCATGCGGATCGGGTCGCCGGCATCGGCCTCGCGGATGATGGCGGCGAGCCGCAGCGGGTTCAGCCCGTCGCCCGGATAGCTGGTGATGGGCTGGCGCACACCGGAGAGTGTGGCGGCCGCGACCTCTTCGGTGAGCTGCTGCTTGGCGATCGGCTGCCCGCGGGCGTCGATCAATCCCTGGTAGAAATCGGGCATGGCGGGAGGCCTCCTTGAGAGGAGGCCATAGTGCCTGCATTCGTTCGGGGGATCGGGTCTCGCACCTGCGAGAGGTTATCCGGCGCACCGGATCGGCCAAGTTGTCGCCTATGACGCGGCAACCTGCAACCCACAAAACGCTGACCCTTTCGCTCCAGGCTGAAGCCGGGGCGCGGTCGGCGCATGCCGGAGCGGGAAGCAATGAGGCGGTGGCGCTGTGCGCGGCGCAGGAGCTGCCGGGCGGCGATACGGTTCCGGACTGGATCATGCTGCTGCCCGCCGGCGCGATGGTGATGACTCACGACGGCCGCGGCCCCTATCCGGTCAGGAACCGCAAGGCGATCGTTGCCCGATCGCTGCAGTTCGAGCGCGGCATGGTGCTCGACGAGAACCACTCCACCGACGTGGCGGCGCCGCGCGGCGAGCCGGCGCCGGCGCGCGGCTGGATCACCGCACTAGAGGACCGCGCTGACGGCATCTACGGCAAAGTCGACTGGACCCCAGCCGGCCGCGCCCTGATGGCCGACAAGGCCTACCGCTTCGTCTCACCCGCCGTGGTGCACGACAGCAAGACCAACGAGGTGCTGGCCATCGCCCGCGCCAGCCTCGTCAACAAACCCAACCTGCGGGGCATGGCCTCGCTGCATTCGGAGCAAGACATGAACCTGCTGCAGACGCTGCTCGCCAAGCTCGGCCTCGCCGACACCACCAGCGAGGCGACGCTGATCGCCACCGTCGAGTCGCTGCACGCCGAGCATACCGCCGCCGCGACCACGCTGCAGGCGCAGATCGACCCGATCGCCGAGGCCGCCGGCCTCAAGAAGGGCGCGACTGTCGAGGCCGTGCTGGGCGCCGTCGGCACGCTCAAGGTTGGCGGCGGCACTGCCGCCCAGGTCGTTGCTCTGCAGCAGGAACTCGCCGCCACCACCACCACCCTCAACGGGCTGCTCGAAGACGGCAAGCGCGACAAGGCGACGGCCTTCGTCGATGGCGCCATCGCCGCCAAGACGGTCGGCGTGTCGGTGCTGCGCGACCACTACATCACCCGGCACATGGAAAACCCGGCCGCGGTGGAGAAGGAAATCGCCGCGCTGCCGAAGCTCGGCGCCAGCCACACCACCATCGTGCCGCCGACCGCCAAGAAGGGCGACCTGGACGCCACGCAGCGCCAGGCCATCGCCCTGATGGGCGTCGATCCCGAGGCCTTCAAGAAGACCCTCGCGGACGAAGCGGCCCAGGCCGAAGCCGCCCTTTAAGCCACCTCAAAGCCCGCTTCCAAGGAACCTCACATGACCGCGCTTGCCGCCGATCGCAACACTCCCCGCCAGGAAGGCGAAGTATTCAAGCAGGCCCTCGCCGCGGTGAAGGTGTTCGCCGGCTCGCTGCTGATGCGCAACGCGACCGGCTACCTGACCAAGGGCCAGACGGCACTCGGTCTGATCGGCGCCGGCGTCTCGCTCGAGCAGGTCGACAATTCGGGCGGCGCCGCCGGCGACAAGTCGGTGAGCTTCCGCAAGGACGCCTACCGCTTCACCAACTCGGCCTCGACCGACCTGATCACCATCGCCGATATCGGCAAGGTGGCCTGGGCGGTCGATGACCAGACCGTCGCCAAGACCCCCGGCCGCACCGCCGGCCTCGCCACCCGGTCGCCGGCCGGCATCATCGTCGACGTGGACAGCCTCGGCGTCTGGGTGCTGGTCGACGAACAGGTGACCCGCGCCGCCATTTCCAGCGGCCGCGTCTTCGTGCCGCTGCGCATCACCACCCTGGTGGGCACTGGCGTCTACCGCGTCCAGTCGCCCGTCCCCGGCAAGATCGTGCAGATCTGGTCGATCACCGAGGGCGTGCTGACCACCGGCGATGCCACCCTGACCGGCAAGATCGGCGCGACCGCTATCACCAACGGCGTGGTCACCATCGCGCTTGCCGGCACCGTGGCCGGCGACAAGGACTTTGCCAACCCGACCGCCCTCAACGACGTGAACGTGGGCGACGAGCTCAGCCTCACCGTCGGCGGCACCAACGCCACCGCCTCCGCCGCCAACTGCTGGTTCGAGATCGAGCGGGCGTAAGCGCCCGTCCCAGCCCCGCAACAGGAACCGCCTCCGATGCTCATCAACGCCGCAAACCTCGACACCCTGCGGGTCGGCTTCAAGACCTCCTTCCAGGGCGGCCTCGGCCAGGCCGCCTCGTTCTGGGACCGGGTCGCCACCCTGATCGCCTCGACCCAGATCGAGCAGAAATATGGTTGGCTCGGCAAGATGCCGCGCGTCCGCGAGTGGATCGGGCCGCGCGCCGTGCAGAACCTGATGCAGTCCGACTACGCCATCCGCGAGAAGGCCTGGGAGCTGACCATCGGCGTCGATCGCGACCACATCGAGACCGATAACCTCGGCATCTACACGCCGATGTTCCAGGAGATGGGCGCGCAGACCAAGGCGCTGCCCGACCAGCTGATCTTCTCGCTGCTCACTGCCGGCTTTTCGACCAACTGCTACGACGGCCAGTATTTCTTCGACACCGACCACCCTGTGCTCGACGCCAGCGGTACCCTCCAGTCCGTCTCCAACACCGGCGGCGGCGCCGGCGCGGCCTGGTTCCTTATGTGCACCAACATGCCGCTGAAGCCGCTGATCTACCAGCGCCGCAAGGACTTCGAGTTCGTCGCCAAGGACCGGCTGACCGACGACAACGTCTTCAACAACAAGGAATTCGTCTACGGTGCCGATGCCCGCGCCAATGTCGGCTTCGGCTTCTGGCAGCAGGCCTTCGGGTCGAAGCAGACACTCAGCGGCACGAACTACGGCGCGGCGCGCGCCGCCCTCGTTGGCATGACCGGCGACTACGGCAACCCGCTCGGCAACGTGCCGAACCTGCTGGTCGTCGGTGCCTCCAACGAAAGCGCCGGCCGCAAGCTGCTCAACTCCGAATACGCCTCGGGCGGCGAAACGAACGAGTGGAAAGGCACCGCCGAACTGCTCGTCTGCCCCTGGCTGCCGTAACGCCTGCAGGGGCGGGCCGCCTTCGGGCCTGTACCGCTCCGCCGCGTCCCCCGCCGGTGCCACCCCACTGGGGGGTCTTCGAGAGGGTGCCGAGGCATCGGCTCTCTCTGAAAGACCCCGGAAGGAACGAAATGAAACGCCTTTCCCTCTTTATTGCCGCAGCCGCCGCCCTGGTGATGTTCGCCATGCCGGCAATGGCTGCTCTGCCCCTCGATGGTCCCCTGGCCGTCGAACGGATCGACTGCACTGCCCCTGACTTCACCTCGGCCGACTTCGCGGCCGCCATCGTCTCGCCGGCGGTCGAGCAGTTCACCTGCGATGCGGCGCTGCTAGCCGAGACCGGCCTCTGCCTTGTCCAGGTCGAACCGGCCCGCGTCGGTTTCGCCTTCGCCCAGCCGCCCGACCCGGTCTGGGGCGAGACCGTTGCCTCCAGCTGCCTCGTCGGCCGAAGTCCCACCGGCTGACCGACTTTGATTGAAACTGATCCGCTGCCCAACCCGGGCGGCGGGTCTTCCGAGGCAGCAGGCGCGACCTGCTCCCCCGCAAGACCCGAGAAGGAAGACCTCGATGGCGAAGAAGCCCCAGCTCAAGAGCGCACCGCCGGCCGACACCGCGGCCTCGCCGGCCCTTGCGACCGTGATCCTGCCCGAAGGCCTCGTCGATCTGATGGTCGCCGCGGCCGAGGCGGCAAAGACCCTCGTCCGCGCCAGCGCCGAATCCGTCGCCAAGCCGGACGATGCCGACCTGCAGGCTGCAGCCACCGGCGCCGGCGAGGTTCTCACCAAGGCGCTCGCGTCGATCGAGGACTGGTTCAAGGAATATCTCGCCGCGCGCCTCGCTGCCGCTGATAGCGAGGCCGACCGGCAGCTCGAGGAGAAGCGCGCCGCCCTCAAGGCGCTCCTCGAGGAGCATGACGCCAAGGTCCAGGACCTCGCCACCCGGCGTGCCCAGGTCGATGCGGATCTCGACGCCCTCAAGAATACCCCCCCGGCGACCGTGGAGAACGGCGGGGATGGCGATCTGGCCATCCCCGCGGCCCTCTCGATCGAGCTCCCCGAAGGCATGGAGCTGATCACCGTGATCGGCCCCGCCGCGGGCCTGCGCCGCGCCGGCCACCTGTTCAACGCCATCCCCAACAGCATCGTGGTGACGGCCGAGCAGAAGGCGCTGATCGCGGCCGACCCGGCTCTCAGCATCACCGACGATCCGTCGGCCGAGGCGGAGCACGCTGCCCGCCAGGGCGAGAAGCCGGCGGTGTCGGCGTTCATCTTCGACCCGCACGGCTTCACCGACGTGAAGGTGCTCGGCCCGAAGGCCGGCCGGCGCCGCATCGGCCACAGTTTCGGTCCCGAGGCCTCGGTCGTCCGCGTCGATCGCGACGAGCTGGCCGAGCTGCTCGCAGACACCCTGCTGGCGGTCGGCCAGGCCTAAGGCGCCTACCTCAACCCAAAAACGGAGCTGCACGCATATGTCGTGGTCTTATCAGAAGTCCGGCCGCGCCGGGAAACTGGCGGAAGTCGTCAAGAGCCAGGTCGAGGCAATCCAGGGCTGCGCCAAGGGCGGTGCCGAAGAGGCCGCCAAGAACCAGCTCGGTCTGCTCTTCGAGACGCTCTGCAAGAGCCTTTCGAGCGACAAGGTAGTGACCATCAGCGCCAGCGGCTCTGCCTGGACCAACGCCGAGGGCGGCGCCAACAGCCAGCACCTTGAGGTGAAGTTCATCACCCAGGGCGACTTCGTCGAATAGCGAACACGGCGACACGACCCGGGAGTCATTCCTCTTCGCCCGGGAACGAGCCGTAAGGGGCCGCCGGCGGGGAACTCAGTCCGCCCCCGCCGGCGGTTTTCATGAGCGCCCCGCTCACCAGGAGCAACCGCCGTGGCTTATTGCGACATCGCCCAGCTGACTGCCCGCTACGGCTTGCCGCTGCTGCTGCAGGTCTCCGATCGCGGTGCATCCTTTCCTACCGAACCGGATGCCGCCCTTTTTGCCCGTGCGATCGCCGACGCCGGCGCCGTCATCGACGGTTATCTCGCCGGCCGGTACCAGCTGCCGTTGTCGGCAGTCCCGAGCCTCGTGATCGACCTCGCCCAGGTCATCTCCATCTACAAGGCGCACTCGAGCGTTGCCGGCCAGAAGATCACCGACGACTACAAGGATGCGCTGCGCCAGCTGCAGGCCATCGCCACTGGCACGATCGTGCTGACCGGCGTCGATGGCGCCGAGGCGACCGGTACCGAGTCCAACGAGGTGCTGACCAACGAACCCTCCCGGCCGCTCTCGGCCGACACGATGGAGGGGTACATCTGATGTTCAAACGCATCCTGTCGTTGTTCTGGCGCCGAAAGAACCCCACCCGGGGCGTGACGATAAACGTGCGCAACATGTCTGGCTGTCGCGTAGAGGTGCGGCACCGCGCCGGCATCGTTGACGTGCAAATCCGCGAGCGCTCCAGTTCGGTGCGGCGAGTATGACCGGCGTCACCATCCGCATCGACGGCGCGGCCGAGGTCGGCCAGCGCCTGGCCGCGACGGCAGCCCGCCTGGAGCGGCCGCGCGCCCTCTGGGAGGAAGTCGGCCGCGTCGGCGTGCTGCAGACGCAGGAGCGCTTTGAGCGCCAGCAGGATCCGGAGGGCAATGCCTGGCCGAAGTCGATCCGCGTGCTCGTCGAGGGCGGCAATACCCTGCGCGATTCCGGCAAGCTGTTCGCCTCGATCACCCATGAGGCGACCGACGCCGGCGTCGCTATCGGCACCAATGCCATCCAGGCCGCCATCCACCAGTTCGGCGGCCGCATCACCGCCAAGACCGAGCGCGGGCTGATGTTCCGCGTCGCGGGCAAATGGGCGCGCAAGCATTTCGTCGATATCCCGCGCCGCGCCTTCCTCGGGCTGTCGACCGACAACGAGGCCGAGCTGATCGAGGTGGCCGACGAATACATGGCCGTGCCGCTGGGCGAAGGGGCAAGCAATGCTGCTCGATGACGTCCAGGCGCGCATCGCCGGCAAGGTCACCGAATTACCGGCCGAGCGCCAGCAGTTCGCCGCCGATCTCGCCGAGCTGATCCGCCGCGATGCGATGCCGAACGCGCCGATTGCGGCCTACCTGCTCGATGGCGGCACCCGGGCGGTCGGCGATGGCCAGTCCGGCGCCGGTTACTTCATCCAGGCGGTCGAGCAGCGCGTGGTCGTCGTGGTGATCTTCAATTCCGCCGGCGACGTCTCCGGCGGCAAGGTGGTCACTCGAGCCGACGACCTGCTCGAGCGGCTGAAGCTCGGGATGGTCGGCTGGGCTCCGGCCGGCGACGCCGAGCACTCCTACACTACCGATTTCCGCTTCGGCGGCTCCGACCCGGCGGCGCTTACGGCCGGCCGTGCCATGTACCAGCTCGAGTTCGTAATCGGGCTGCAGCTGAGGATCCTGTCATGAGCAAGAAACCCGTCGAGATCCCGCCGCCGCCGGCGACGGGCGGCAGCCACACCTGGGACGAAAAGGCCGGCCGGTGGGTGACCACCGACGAGACCATCCAGCCCTGGGACGAGCGGCATCCGGACAACGCGCCGGCGCCTGCTGAACAGCCCTTGAAGGACGCTTAAATGCCCGCGCCGATCCTCTGGAAGAACAAGCTGCTGCTGGCCAAGACTGAGGTCACCTACGGCACCGACCCGACCCCCACCGGCTCGGCCGACGCCATCCTCGCCACCAGCGTGGTGCTGTCGCCGATGGAAGGCGATGATGTTTCGCGTGACCTCGAGCGCCCGTACCTCGGCGCCCAGGCGATGATCCCGGTCGGCCTCCGCTGCCGGCTGCAGTTCAACATCGAGCTCGTGCCTTCGGGCACAGCTGGTACGGCCCCGGCCTGGGGCCCGATCATGAAGGCGCTCGGCTGCTCTGAGACGATCGTCGCCTCGACCTCGGTAACCTACCGTCCGGTCTCGAGCAGCCATTCCTCGGTCACCTTCTGGATCTGGCATGGCCTCACCAAGCAGATCATCACCGGCGCCCGCGGCACGGCCAAGCTGCGGTTCACCGCGCAGGGCCTGCCGTATCTCGAGTGCGACTTCATCGGCCTCTACAATGCCCCGGCCGAGGCGGCCCAGCTTTCGCCGACCTATACCGGCTTCAAGAACCCGCTGCCGGTGACCAAGGCCAATACCCCGACCTTCACCGTCAACTCGGTGGCCTTCATCATGCGCGAGACCATTCTCGATCTCGGCAACCAGGTCGAGCCGCGGCTGCTGGTGGGCTCCGAGCAGATTCTGATCGTCGACCGCAACGAGTCGCTGGCGATGCGGGTCGAAGCCCAGCCCGTCAGCTCGTTCAACCCGTTCAGCCTCGCCGCGGCCCAGACTCAGGTCGCCGTGTCGCTCGTCCACGGTACCGCCGCCGGCTACATCACCACGCTCGCCGCGCCGACCACCCAGATCAAGCGCCTCAGCGGATTCGAGAATGCCCAGAATATCCTGGAATGGCCCCTCGAGGGCGTGCCGTTGCCATCATCCGGCAACGACCAGTGGAGCCTGGCGCTGACCTAGCCATCCCGCCGTTCGCGTCCGCCGACAGGTCGTGGCGACGACCAGGGGGCGGCTGCAGCGGCGGAGCGGCTCTCCCGACCAATCGAAGAAGAGGAAACCACATGTTCAAAACGTCCACCCGCCCCCGCATCAGGCAGCCCGTTCCGCTCAAGATCGAGGTGGATGGTGATCTGCAGGATCATAGTTTCATCGCCACCTTCAAGATCCTCGACACCAGTCGGACCAGCGAGGACGTACTGCAGGACGAGGCCCGCCAGGACGCCTTCCTGGCCGCGGCGATCGCCGACCTCAGCGACCTCGACGTGCCCTACACGCCCGACCTGCTCCCCGAGCTGCTGCAGCGAGTCGAAGTCAAAACCGCTCTCATCCGTGCCTACTTCGAAGCTGCCAAGAAGGCCGCACTGGGAAACTGAGATGGGCCGCGAAAGCCTGGGCGCATGGCGCCGGGCTTTTTGCTGATGGCCCCGAAAGCGAGATCGTCGCCGATGCACGCGCCGCCGGGATGGATGCCGAATCGCTGGATCGCCTCAGGGAAGACCTGGGCGAAGCCGAGGGCCTGTGGCCAGAGCACGTCGCGATCGTCGAGGCGTTCCTCTCCTGCGACACGCAATGGCGGGTGGCGTCGGTGAGCCAGGGATTTGGCGCGCGCGTTCTCTATGTCGGGCTGGACTACTCGGCCTGCCGTGTAGGGCTGGAGCTCGCCGGCATCAGCGTGACGCCGGAGCTCTGGTCCGGCCTGCAGCTGCTTGAGCGCATCGCAACCGAAGTGCTGAACGCGGCAGGGCGTAAATGACGCTCCGCACCGCGCTCGTCATCGATGGCAATTCCGCCGGCGCCGAACAGGCCGTCGACAAAGCCCGCGATGCAATGGGCCGGTTCGTCAAAACGACCGACCAGGCACAAACCGCCGCCAATGGGCTCGCCGGCGCCGCCCAGCACGAGCAAGCGGCGCTCGGCGGCGCCACGGCTGCGCTTCGGACCAACACTGCCGCCCAGGCCGCGAACAACACCATGACCCGCCAGGCAATTGCCCAGCGGACCAACCTCATCTTCCAGCTCAACGACATCTTCGTCTCGCTGGCGTCGGGGCAGGCCCCGGCGATGGTTGCCATCCAGCAGGGCAGCCAGATCTCGACGATCTACGGTCCCGGCGGGCTGGGCAAGGCGCTGTCCGAAACAGGCAAGCTGGCGGTCGGCGCCGCGACCAAGTTTGCTCCGCTGCTCGCCGTCACCGCCGCCGTATCCGTTGGCATCGCCGGACTCACCTACGAAATTAATCGCACCCGCGATGGCATCGACGTCAGCTTTGGCGACACCGCCCTCGCGATCCTGCAGACCTTCGGCGATTACCTCTGGGACTATATCAAGCCGGCCGTGACCGGCATCGCCGACTGGTTCAACGAGGAGGTCTGGCCGGCCGTAACCAGCGGAACTGCTGATACGATCAATGGCCTCGTCCGCGGCTGGATGGGCTTCCTGGCCGAGATGGAACTGATCGCCGGTAGCATCGCCCACGTGTTCGATGGCGCGTGGGCGTTGATCTACAACGGCGCGATCACCATGCTCGAGGAACTTCTCAAGAGCATGTGGCTCGACATCAACAAGATGCTGGTGCTACTCGGCCAGCAGCCGGTCAAAGTCGACCTGTCGTCGCTGAAAATGGAGGCCGACAGCGGCTGGTCGAAGGAGCTGCTCGATCAGTTTAACGACCGTAAGAAGGCTATCGCCGGCACCGACTACGCCGGCCAGTTCTTCAGCGACGTGGCTGACAATGCCCAGCAAAACGCGATCAACGGCCAGAAGAAGAAAAAGGGCGGCAAGCAGAACGACTATGCCCGCGAGATCGCCCAGATCCGCGAGCGCACCGCCGCCCTGCAGGTCGAGACCAACGTCATCGGACTATCCACCTTTGCGGCCGAGAAGGCCCGCAAGGTGCTCGAGCTAGAGACGGCAGCCCGCAAGGACGCCACCGGTCTGACCACCCAGCGCATCGCCGAAATCCAGAGGGAAGCCACCGCCTACGCCACGGCCGCGGCTACCCTCGAGCAGCGCAAGAGCGCCTGGCAGTCGTTCTCCCAGGCGGGGAGCAGTGCGTTCGACTCGCTGACCGACAGCATCATGGAGGGCGGCAAGAACATCGGCGACACGGTCAACCAGATCATCAAGGATTTTGCCAAGCTCGCCCTGCAGATGGCGATCATCAACCCGATCAAGAACGCCTTGTTCGGCAGCAACGACGCGACCTTTGCCGGTCTCGGCGGCGTGTTTTCGACGCTGTTCGGCGGCGGTGGGTTCACCGGTACCGGCGGTGGCGCGGCGACCCTTGGCAATGTCGGCAGCTGGGCCGGCGGCGGCCCCACCGGCCGTGGCCCCCGCTCGGGCGGCATGGACGGCCAGGGCGGCTTCCTGGCCATGCTCCACCCGCAGGAGACCGTGGTCGACCACGCCGCTGGCCAAGGCATGGGTGGCGTCGTCATCAACATCAACAACACCGCCGGCGCCGACGTCAGCGCCCGGCAGACCGGTACCGACTCCGCCGGGCAGGCGATGACCGAGATCGCCGTCGCCAAGGCGGTGGAGCGCGTCGAGGGCAAGATGGCCAAGGGCAACTATCGGCCCTACGGCGTCGGGCCCGGGTTGAGGAGGCCCTGATGGCAGCTACTTGGCCGGGCACGCTGCCCGCCTATCCCCGCCGCGACCTCGGCTGGCAGCCCAAGGGTAATGTCATTGCCTTCGGCACCGAGGTCGGCAAGGGCAAGCGCCGCCGTCGCTCCACCTACGATTCCGAACTCTGGTCTCTGCCCTTCATCATGACCGACGCGCAGCTTGCCATCTTCAAGGCATTCGTCCGAGACGACCTCGAAGGCGGTTCTTTGCCGTTCGATTTCGTCTACTTGCGCACCGGCGACACCTATCGCTTCACCTTCGACGCCGACAATCCGTACAGCGTCGCCTACTTCACCCCGCTTGAGCACCTGGTCACCCTCTCCCTCGACGGCGAGGTGCTCTGATGCCGCTCAGCCAGGCCTACCGCAACGCGGCCTATCCGCAGGAGACCGGCGAGGTCTTTCCGGCGCTCATCACGCTCGAGCACGATGACTTGCCGGCGCCGATCCTGCTCACCGATGGCGGCACCGATATCGTCTATGCGTCGGACCTGATCGACGCCAACGGCAACGTCGCGGCGCTGGCCGGCACATACGTGTCGGTGCCGATCGAAGCGATCGCGCCCGGGCAGAGCGACGAGCAGCCGCGCGGCAGCTTGCGCGTCCCCAATATCGACCAGGCGATCGGCGCGGCAATCGAGGCCATCCACGACCCGCTGCGCGTCACCATCAGTTTCGTGCTGGCGTCGGATCCCACCGATATCGTCGGTGGCCCGCATCTGGGCCTCGAGCTGGCCAATGTGCGCGGCGACGCGCTGATCGTCGAAGGGGAGCTGACCCGCCCCTCGCTCACAGTCGAGCCGTGGCCAAAGCATCGCATCCGCCCGTCAGTGTTCAAGGCGGTGAACCGGCTGTGATTCAAGTAGAGAACTACCTTCGCTTGACCTACCTCGCGGCCGGCCGCACCCGCCCCTCCGTCGATTGCTGGGGGCTGTACCGGCTGATCGTCGGCGAAGCCCTTGGCATCTGGCTCGGCGAATTCTCCGGGCTCGAGGCGCCGCGCGACATCGCCCGCACAACCCGGCGCGAATCCATCGGGGGTGACTGGCTGCCGATCGCGCCCGGCAAGGAGCGCTTTGGCGATGCCGTGTTGATGACCGGGCTTTTCGGCGAAGGTCGCGGCTCGATCCGTGCGCCGATTCACGTCGGATGCGTCATCGAGCCCGCCCGGTTGATCGACATTGAGGAAACGATGGGCGTGCAGCTGCGCGCATTCCGCTCCACTACCCGGCTGCGCGCCAGGCCCGAGATCGCCAACCGTTTTGTCGGACTGTTCCGGCCAAAGGCCCTGAGCGAGGCTAGCCCATGATCGAGTATATCCTATCGGACTTCTGGCGGTTCTGCGGTGCTGTGGTCCTGCTCACGATCGCGATAACGCCGCTCTATACCCTGATAGCCGTTCGAACGGCGCGTCCGCGGGTGGTTGTCTCACCCCACCGCATCGAGCGACTTGAGCGCGAAGTCGCTAAGCTCAAGGCCGATTCCCAGGCTGGCAAGTCGCTGGCGCGCCGCTGATGACTACCGTCCGCGCCTTCACCGACACCATCCTCAGCTTCGCGGGGCCGCCGATCGCGATCCCGCGTCCGGAGCGTGCTACGCTGGCCGACCTGATCGCGCTGGTGCCACTTGACCGCGAGGCATGGCGGCCGCACCTGCGGGCCAAGCTCGGCGGCGTCATCATCGACCCGGCGCTCTACCACCGCATCCTGCCCAAGCACGACGCCTTCGTCGACATCGTGCTGCCGGTGCATGGCGACAAGAATGGCATCCTCGGCACGCTGGCGGTGATCGCCCTGGTCGGCGCTTCAGTGTTCGTCGGCGCGGCTGGGCTGCCGTTCCTTGGCAGCGCATTCGCGGCGGGCTCGGTGGGTGCCAACCTCGTTGCCGGCGGGCTTTCGCTGGCTGCCTCGCTGCTGCTGCAGGGGCTTAATACCCCTCAGGCCACCGACAGTGCCGGTAACCGGCAAATCGGCTCCGCCTCCGCGCAGAACAGTTTCGAGCCCGGCGCCCACCTGCAGCGCGTGCTGGGGACAAGGCGAGTGGCGCCGCAGCTCGTGATGCCGCCCTATAGCCGTATCGACGGCGACGACCAGATCGTCACCGCTGTATATGGGCTCTCGGGACCGCACCAGCTTGCAGATATCCGTGTCGGTGCGGCGGACATCGCCGGCGCAGCCGACATTACGTACGAGCTGCGCGAGGGGTTTGCCTCCGATGCCGACCTGACCCTGGTCACCGACACCCGGATCGAGGTGCCGATGAACCTGCGCCTCAGCCAGTTCCGCATGCTGGCGGATGACGAGGACAGCAACAAGATCGACACGTCGATCGCGCCTTTCGTGCCGCAGTGGCACCGGGTGGAGACCAAGATCGGGCCCGATCGGTCAAAACTCTATCTGACGTTCGAAGGCGGGCTGGGCTATGGCGCCGACACCGGGCCGGTGCCGGCGATCACCGCGCTGCACGTCCGGCTGCGCAAGCGCGGCACCGCCACCTGGTACAACCTACCTGAGTTCCTGCTGCGCGGCGCCAAGCAGAACGGGGCGCTGCGGGTGTTCCTCGACTTCTACTGGCTGCCGACGGGCTCGATGCCCGGCTCGGTCACGGCGTTCAGTACCACCTACGGCGGCTGGAGCTGGAAATATGACCTGGTGACCGACAACACCGCTTCGGTCACCTACTGGAGCGCCGATCCCTACTTCGCCACCAATAAAATCGACTGGCTGAATAAGCAGCAGGTCAAGATCTACCTCGACACCGCCACCTTCGCCCAAGACGACGCCTACGAGATCGAGGTGATGCGGGGCTACACCACTGACCGCGACGCATTCACAGTCATCTCCAGCAGCGTGCATCGGGTGGTCAAGAACGGCCTGACCTCCTACGACTTCTTCAGCACCCAGCTCGATGGCGGGTTCACCAAGGTGCCGAACGCGCAGACACGCGCCGTCGATGCGCTTGTGGTGTCGGTTATCCAGTCCATCTGGAACGAGTACCCGTTCGACTTCACCGACCAGCCGACGGCGCTGATCGCCATCGAGGCGCGCAACCGTTCGTTGGAGCAGGTGACGCTGGCCGCCTCGGGCTACATGGCTAACTGGGACGGCACTACCTGGGTGGCCGACCAAGTGACCAGCAACCCCGCGAGCCATTATCGGCACGTCGCCCGTGACGACCTCAATGCCGAGCCGGTGCCTTCGACGTTGATGCTCGACGAGGAGATGCAGGATTGGCACGAATGGTGCACGTCCGAGGGGCTCAAGAACAACGCTATTATCAAGGGCATGGCGGTAGACCAGGTGCTGTCGACCATCGCCCAGGCCGGCTTTGCCCGACCGCGGTACGGCGCCACCTATGGGGTGGTCATCGATCGGCCGCGCGACCCCGTGGCGCTGATCACCCAGCGGACTGCCAGCGGCTTCAGTTTCTCCAAGCCGTTCGGCCGGCTGCCCCATGCTCTGAAGGTCGAGTTTGCCGACGAGACGCGGGACTACGAGCGGCGCGAGATTATCGCCTATGCCGACGGATACAACGCCGATGGCTCGGGCGGACTAATTGAGGCGACCCGCTTCGAGAGCATCACCTACGAGAGCATCACCAGCGAGGCGCAGGCGCGGCGCCGGGCGCTGCGCGACACGCGGTTCGCCAAATGGCGGTCGCGGCTGATCAACTTCAATACTGACATCGAGCACCTGGCCTACACGCTCGGCGATCGCGTCCTGCTCGAGATGGACATTCTGGGGCAGGAAGGCGGCCGCGGCCGCGTCCGGACCATCACTACCGGCGCCGGCCTCGTCACTGGCCTGGTGCTCGACGAGCAGCGCGACTTCACCAAGGCCGACGCCGACGCCGCGCAGCGCGCCGTGGCGATGCGTCTCGAGGACGGCACCATCCGCGTCGAGAAGGTGACCGGAACCGACACCGACCTCAACGCTGTGGTGTTCACCACGCCCTTCGCCATGCCGACCGACGGCGGCGGCGATCTGATCGTCCCCGGCACGCTGGTCGCCACCGGCAGCTATGGCCAGGAAGCCCGCCACGTTCTGATCTGGGATCTGGCGCCCGGGCCGCAACTCACCGCTCAGATCACGGCAATCGACTACGCCGCCGATGAAATCTATGGCGCGTCCGGCTTCACGGCCGGCTTCCTCTCAACCGCCTTCAGGTAGCCCACCATGACAGTGAAAACCCGTGCCAACATCAAAAGCGATGCGGACACATATATTGGCGACAACACCTCGCAGGACATCAGCCCATTAGATATCCGCGATCGCATCAAGGACCTGGCCGATAGCGCATTCCTTTCCGGCGACGGCGGGTCGACAGCGAAGCTGGTGGCCGTGTTCGCGGCCCAGCACAACCAGCCGCCGACCAGCAACTACGCAACGCTCGATACCCGGAACAGCCATCCGGTGCTCGACTTCGATACTACCACGCAGGAAACTGCGGTCTTTGCCGGGGCCTTGCCTTCTAACTATCCCGGCAACGGCCTCACGGTGAAGATCATCTCTGCTCTGACCAGCGCCACATCGGGCACCCTTGGTTGGGATGTGGCATTCGAGCGAGACAATACGGGGCTAGACATCGATGCTGACAGCTTCGCGACGGCGAAGACGGCAGCGGCTGCCACTGTGCCGGGCACGTCCGGGCAGACGATGGCTCATACCGTCACCTTCTCCAACTCCGAGATTGACGGCCTGTTGGCCGGCGAGCCCTTCCGACTGCGGATTCGCCGCGATGTGGCTAATGACAACGCCACCGGCGACGCCGAGCTGCTGCGCGTGGTGGTGGAGCAGGTCTGATGGCGCGCGGGGCATTCTCGGCCGGCAACTACTTCTCGGCCCCATCCGCTCTCGTGGCCTCCCCGCCATTTACCATGGCGTGCTGGTGGTTCATGACGGGATGGGGCGCTGACTATCAGTCGATCATGCAGATTGGGCAGTCCGGCAGCACCGATAACCGGCACAACCTCGGCGTGGGGCCTTCCAGCGACCAGGTGGTGTCTGCTTACTCGCGAACCACGGCCGGAAATTCGTCGGCGATCACCATCTCATCGGCCGACCACAACAAGTGGAACCATCAGTGCGGCGTGTGGCGTTCCGCCACCGACCGCCAAGTCTACTTCAACGGCGCCGGCGGAGCTATCAACACCACCAGCCGCACACCCGCCTCGCTGAACAAGACCGCAGTCGGGTGTCAGACGAACGGATCAACCGAGCCTTGCACAACGATGCGGATAGGCGAGGCCGCGGTCTGGAATGTCGCACTGGACGACGTTGAGATCGCAGCGCTCGCCAAGGGATTTTCGCCGGGGCTAGTCCGCCCGTCGGCGTTGGTTGAGTACCTGCCCCTGGTCCGCGATTTGATCGCCGCAAGGCGCGGCGACTGGGTGACCAACGGCAGCGTGTCAGTTCAGGATCACTGCCGTGTGTTGCAGGCCGCGTGA